TGCCATTTTTTCTCCTTACGCTACGACTAAGGCATCAGCCCATGTGAGGCTGTTGCTGATTGTGTTCCATTGCTCTGTGATCGAGACATCCTGCCATTGCATGGCTTGCAATGAAAATGCCAATGGGGAAAGAATAGCCGTGACCGATACAGCGTTGTATGAGGCACGCCATGTCCAACCTTCGACAAAACCAAGGTATGTGCCGGCTGCCATGTTCAGCGGCAAATCTGAAATGCGCAATGGCAACCCCATGAAAATGTTGATCAGCGCATCGCGGTCAGAATCATCAATGTCCGGATTGCCAAGCTCAAATGTAATTTGTCTAAAATTGGCTTGAGGATAAGCTCTGAGTGTTAAATAAAAAGCGGCTTGATCCTCGGCATCGATTTGATGTCTCAAAGTCGTGCTGATGATTTGAGCTAAACGCCCATAAAGTGCAATGCTTGTTGCATCGCTATCGCTAACATCATTTTGAGAATTTTGGCCATATTTCAAATTGATTTCGTTGCGGATGTCACCGGCACGGGTTTGGATTGAGAGCGAATTGAAAAGTGCTTGATTAGCTGAAAGATCGGTGTATCCATTGGTGGCCAAATAAATGGATCGATGATCTGCAGATGCATAGGAAATTTGGCCTGTGGGCGATTCGTAAATGTAGCCCAATCCCGATGTTGCCAAAGCTGCAACTAATGAATAAACATCAATCGTTGATGATGATCGCTGTGAAAGCTCGTAACTTCCTGGGGTATCAATTTCACCCAATCCGGTATTTTGTGCATTTTGCCATTGCTCGGCTGGATCATAAGTCGCCCATTGCAAAGCTGCTGGCACTTCGTTCCATGAGTTGATCAATAGATCAGTCAAAATTGTCAAAATTTGATCGCCATCAAAATCATGTGAAAGCACCCCATCGGTCAATGCTTTTGGTAATCTGGCCAAAGCTCCTAAACCTAAAATGGAAATGGATTGGTTGATACCAATCGCACGCGATGCTGTGATGCCAATGTCAAATTCTACGACTGTGCCACCAAAAATTGGCACAAAAGTATTTGTCGAATCTTTAAGCTCAACACTTACAGAATCATTGATTTCAATGTCGATGTTAGATTCATCCAAATTGATCAATTGAAGATTTACATAACCGGCATTGGCTTGCTCATAAATGTTTGTCCGGCCTGATGTAATAGTCAGATTGGCCAGCGCAACATTTGTGTATTCAACGCCTCCAACTTTGACACGCCAAACGGGATTGAAAATGCTCATCAGATTGCCACAAGGCTTCCCGGCCCATTTGTGCCGCGATAGTAGGAATTGTTAAGCGCATCGACCACAGCCCGGTTGAAACCTTCCTCATCAATAATTGATGCTGAATTGACATTGATCACGATTCTTTCAGCTGTGGAAAGCCCACCTGTGGCCGCTGCTCTAGCTGCCGCCGCTTCCTCGCGAGCGCGCCTCAATCTTTCGGTTTCTGCCTTCAATTCCTCGCGCCTTAAAATTGCCGCCTGCATTGCCGGTGAATAAGCCTCAAGTGGTGCGCCTGTAAATGTCGGTGAATTTGGATTTGGAGCAAAAATTGTTGTTGGCGTGCCAGTCTGGAAACCACCACCGGTGATTTGACCACCTGATCCATCCTCGCCACCAAACACCAAGCCTTGAGATACAGCATTGCCTTCAAAGCTGGCACCTGTAATGCCACCAAAAAAGCGTGTAACCGGATTATCTTTGATGAAATTCACAAACTCTTTCAATTTATTGATTGTGTTAGTAATTAAAGTGACCAACTTTCCAAAGCCTGTCACGAGGATACCGATAACTGTGCCGATGCCTTCTAAAGCCGTTTTGAAAGTACCGCCCAAAAGTGGTGCCAAATACTTTTTGATAAAGTCCCAGACCTTGGCGAGTGCATCGTAAAAAGGTTGCAATTCCTCTGAATTGTCGCTAATCGCTTTTTTGATCTTATTGAAAGCAGATTGCAAGCCTTCAAGGATTGGCCTTACCACCGATCCGATTGCTGGAATTACCTCGTTGTATAAGAATTTCCACCATGTTGTTAGAATTGGCAGCAAATCATTTTTGATGACTTTAAAAATCTCGCCAAATGCTGGCCCCAATGTCTTGCCCAAATTGCTGGCAAAATCCTGAATTGCTGGGATGCCTTTGTCCACAAAATTGCTGATCAATGGTGTGAGTGCATCAAGCACATACGATCCGACAGTTTCTTTGGCTTCATCAAATGCGACAGTTAGCCGCGCCATTTTGCCTTGAAATGTCTCAGCTTGCTTTGATGCCTGACCTTCAAAGGTTTTTGAAAGTGCAACTGCGGCAGCATCAAAATTCTTTGATTTGATAATTGAATCATCGATGCCAACACCCAAACGCTTGAGTGCTCCTAGGTTGCCATCGTATGCCTTGCCCAATGCCTCAGAAACGGCCGAAAGGTCTTTGCCTGTACCGGCTGCAATGTCTAACGCCAAAGATTGCAATTCCTGTGCTTTGGTCGCATCTTTCGTTGATCTAATCAGTCGATCAAGCGATGGCCTCAATTGATCATCGGTGATGCCGTTGGCCAATGCTGTTTGTGTTATGTAATCCTCAACAGCTTTGATCTGGTTATTTGTGGCACCTGTGACATTTTTGAGTGTGGTTGCCAATTTGGCTTGAGCTGCTTCATCCTCGATGGCAGATTTGACACCATCGACAAGCAATGTGGCTGCATAGGCTCCGGCGGCTGCACCAGCTACGGCAAAAGCGGCACCGGCTTTTTTGGCAAATCCACCGAGCTTTGAGCCGAAACCTTCGACCTCTTTTGAGCCTGAACCAAGATTTTTTTTGAGGTTGTCAATGTCAGCCAAAATGGAAAGTTTGAGTGTCCTACTTTGACCAGCCATCACCACTCCTTCAAAATCTTAGTAAATGCAGCTTCCCATTGAGCGATGATGTGAGGTTGTTCAGCTCTCAAGGTTGGATAAATAAAGTATCCTCTTGAGCCGCGACCTTCACGACCTGACCACACCGGGAATTGCTTGAATTTATTTGATCCAAATTCGTAACCGCCCCAAAGCTGTTGAGTCGTACCGCCACCGCTAAATTTCTGAGAAACAAAGCCAAATGACAATTCACCAATCTTTGATGATTTGCTTACACGCGATCCATCAGCAACACGGCTGGCCGCTTTGTTTGGTCGGCCACTAGCTGCACTTTTGATTTTTGATTGCACATAAGTGGCCAAGCCATTTGATACGCCTTTGGCCTGTTGTACAGCTGCATCGTCCATGCCTTTGAAAGCCTGTAAAATGCCGCGCAATTGAGCTTTGTCATAAGTGATTGACTCAGTTGCCATTTCGTTTCCTTAGTATCTCAAAAGCGGTTAAAATGTCCTCAGCTGTTTGAAACTCTGATCGTGACAACCCCGTATCGATAGCCAATTCCCAAATAATCCGGTTTATTGATCCGGATTCGTAACTTTTGGGTTTTCGGTTTCTCCCATGTTTATGTCAGTCACAGTCTCACACCACACTTCAAAAGGTTTGACAGGTTTTCCAGCTGCCTCGCGCTTCATTGCGTGGTATGCCAAAAACATTAGATCGGCAATTCCCAGCTTGTCTTGTACTTGCTGGATCGTGTTGCCGGTCTTTTGTTCCCATTTGACCCACTCTGGTGGGAGCGCGGTATAGGTCGCGCTCTCCCCAGCCGTGTATTCAATTGTGATCGCTAGTTTCATTTATTTGCTCCCGATTCTTTTCTTAGCTGTATGTTTCAGTAGGTTGGCCAATGACTGTCAATGCCCATGTGTCTGTGAGTGCTCCCGGAGCAGCACCGCCAGCTGATGGAAAAATTGGCAAAACTGTGAAAGTGAAAACCGCTCCAGTAGCAGCTGTTAAAGAAACAGCAACAGGCGTGTTTGCGTTGTTTTCTGCGTTATTCCACATGTTTTCAAACAATGAGCCTTGCGTAGCTGTTGATCCCCAGTCTTGCAAAAGTTCAATTGTGAAAGTCCATTGCTTATCGACCGACCTATAAGCTGGGCCGTTAAGTGTTGTGTATCTTTCGATTGTGGTGTCACATGCCAGCGTTGCCGATGTTGTCTGTGCAGCATAGACTTTTGTATCTAGCGTGAAAGACACATCGCGGCCGGTAATGATTACTGTACTCATTTGATCTCCTTAATTGGTGTAGTAGGTGCTTACTTGTAAATCGGCCGTGAGGTATTTACCTGCACCGACTTCCAATGGTTGTGGTTGATTAACATTGCCAACTTCGTACCCAACTGGCATTGCTCCGATGATGCTGATCATCAATTTTTCTAAATTGTCCAAAGCTGCGGCATTGTTCATGTATCCAACAACGCCAGTCACAGTCAGATTGATCTTGACTTTTGTGGTTGATCCATTTATCAAAACGCTTTCCAAATAAGGTGCATCCGGAATCAAACAAATGCTGGGTGATGTCATTGTCTCTGGGATGCCGTTGTACACATTGGCGGC